CATCGATAAACGGCAGGAGCTCGAGGAAGCTCGTCGTGTACTTGTGGAGGCCGTTATTGCAGACGGCGATCCGGAGCTTGTCGATCCCGAGACGCTCCTTGAAAGACTCCATCTTGGTCATGATCCAGAGCGTATCCCCGAGCCCGGGAGGGGTGCCGACGGTGACGGCTTTCTCGACCCGTGCGCGGTTGTGAAGCGCCTCGAAAGCGGCCAAGAGCTTTGCCTCAGGGATATCCTTCGGGCACTCGTGGTCCTGCCGGCCGCAGCGGCAGATAGGATCAGGTGCTACCCAGCCGAGGTTCTCCGTCCCCATGACGGGGTCGATGTGCATCTCGGGACCAGCCTCCCCGCCGAAGATGACGAAGCAGCGGGCCCGGATCGCGATCGCCGCCGGCATGAAGAACCCGGGATAGGTGATCGTCATGTCCGCAATCTTTAAGAGGCCGAAGATGGTCGTGAGCGGCAACTGCCCGCCGACGAACTCAGCGTCGATCCCCTTGAGCGGCTTCTCGAACCACTCCTCCCCTTCCTTGAGGGAGGCGACGTTGACGAAGAAGTACTCGTTCTTGTAGCGTTCGATCAGGGTCTGGAAGTGCTCGGTCTTCGGATTCCTGGCCTTGTTCGACCACTCCCGGCGGTCCGTCGGCTGCCGGATGATGCAGAGCTTCTTGTCTCCCATATTGAGCGAGGCGACGACCTCACGCGCAGCCTGGACCCAGGCCGCCCTCACCGGAAACAGGAAGTCGTAGCCCTCGATTCCGTACTTGTCCCTGATGTGCCTGGCGATATTCACGTTGGGCTTGCCGGGCTCCTGATGCGGGAAGGCCTGCCGCCAGCCCATCGTCTCGACGCCCCGCGGCATGGGAGACCAGGTATCACTCGACACCCCCTCGAGGTGCCGGCGCTGCGTTCTGAGGTTGATGCCCTGGGGGTAAACGACCTTGACCCCGGGGATGTCCCAGTAGGCCTCTGGAAGGGCCGTCTTGACGTAGACGGTCTTCCACTTCTTCGTGAGGTGGCGGACCAGGGGGCGCTGTTCGAAGTTGTCCCCGAACCCGAGGCAGCCGTCGAACAGGATCGCCTCGCCGCCCATGTTCACAATCTCATCGAACTTCCCGAAGGGGAAGGCCCGGAGTCTGCTTTCAGGATTGAGGTTGAGAACGGCGATTCCCCGGCGCTTGATTTCCGGGGCGACCGCGTTGAAGTGGCTGAGGAAGTCGTTGTAGACCGTGGCCCGCTGCTTTGTCGGGTAGCCCGAATGGAAGTGGGCCGTCTCGCCCTGGGCGTTCCCGGTCATGTCGAAGCCCAGGAGATAGATCGGATTGGCTCCAAGGAGGATGGCCAGGTTGAGCGCTGCATAGCCGGTGTTCCCGCCGGTGGATAACCCCTCGGCCAATGACTCGCTCAGCCCGCCGATGCCGCGGTTCGGAAGGTAGAAGGTCTCGGGGAACCGCTCCCCGACCCACACCCGGAGACCCCGGTAGCTCATAAACTTCTGCCGGGCCGTGTCCCCGAACCTGCCGCTCATGATCTTCTCGTAGACGCCCTTGTCGAGGGCGAGCATGATGTCGGCGTCGATGAACTCGAAGGCGCGGTTGACCGCGATCACGAGCTCCCCACGGAGGCGCGAAAAGTCGAACCCCTTGAGTGACGGCCCGCCGCCGATGATGAAGCACCGCCTGTCCTTCCAGGCGCCCTCGCGCAGGAACTCCCGCGGGATGATGTCTCGCATGGCGGACGCAGGGGTGGAATATCCCTTCTGGGTGCGGCTGTGGCCCTGCGCCTGAAGGGCCCGCCAGGTCCTGTCAGCATTCCCGCGGGCGCGCTTCGCCCGCATGTGCTTCAGGATCTCGACTACCCGGGCCGAGTGGGTGGTGATTGCTTCGGACATTTTCTCGCTTTTGATGAGGCCCGGGGAGGGGGCCCGCGCCCTCCTCCCCTTCGCCTCTTTTTCTGTCTCTGCTTGTGCTCCTGCTTTAGCTCGTGGCGCAGCGCCGGAACTGCTCGGAGTCGCCGATGGCCGCGCCGAAGCGGCCCCAGCCGACGGCGACATCGGTGTAGGCTTCCTCGTCGAACTTGTTGAAGATCGTGAGATCCATCCTCTCTCCGACCTGGGCCTTCGCCCCGGGGAAGCAGACGTAGTACTTCGTGGCATCCGAGAGCCCCGAGGTCGTGACCAGCCGGAAGCCGTAGGTCAGCTGCGAGGGCGACCCGGAGAAGGCCTGAAGGACGTACCCGAGAGCCCGATTGAGACGGCCCTGGAGCTGATGGGGGGCCAGGACGACGAACTGCGAGCGCGGCGTCACCCCATAGCCCTTGTCCTTGAGGTCGCTGATGATCGCGGCCGCCGCGGAGTCGAGCGTCTGGGCGTCACGGTTGGCCGTGTAGGCGTCGTTCGTGTTCGCCAGGGTCGAGGGCAGCGGGTTCTGCCAGGTGACGTTGTACGTGGACGATACCGCGTCGATCAGGGCGAAGAACACGGCCGCTTTGTCGGCGTAGTACTTGTTTCTGAAGGCGAGGGCGTTGTCCTCGAGCGTCCAGTACTTCTTGTCATCGATGAGGGTCCGGTGCCAGCCGAGGCCCGCGCCGTAGAGGTCGAAGCCGACCGAGGTCTTGGCGCCGGCCATCTTGTAGATCTGCGCCTTGCCCTGGATCGGGACCTTGCTGAAGGCCAGCCCGTCTTCCACGTCGAGAATGTCCCAGCCCGCCTCGTTCGTCCCCGTGAAGTTGATGACCTTGAACACCTGCTGCCAGGCGTCGTCGTACATCGTGGTCAGGTGGTACTTCTCGATGATCTCGTTGATCCGGGTCGGGAAGTCGCCGGCGGAGCCGAAGGCCTGCATCTTGACGGCCATCTGCTCCTTGAGCTTGGCCACGGCCTGGGGGGCGCCCATGAATGCCTGGAGGGCTCCGAAGACCTTCTTCCGGTGGAGCGGGTTCTGGAAATCGACCTTAGACCAGTCTTGGATGATCTTGCTCATGGTGATCTCCTTGCCCTACGCGGCGAGGTGTCCCTCGAAGTCGATGAGGACTTCCGAGTCCGTCGCGCTCGCGGCCTCCACGCAGCGGCCGCAGAGCGTGTTTCCGCTCGTGGTGTCAGCGCAGACGGCGTTGACGTAGTCGTTGTAGTAGACCTTCTCGCCCACGACGATGGCCGCCCCGCTGATCTTGGGGACGAGGATCCTGTCCGCCTGGTAGATGGCGGCGACGATCTCGGCCTCATCCTTGGTTTCGGCGAAGACGACGACGGTGTCCTGGATCTTGTCCATATCCCCCGCCGTCACCCCGCCCGACGGCACCGTGTAGTCGAAGGACTTCCAGTGCTCGGACCTGATGTGGGGTCCTGAAATGCTCATGGCTTACTCCTTGTGTAAATCTTGCAGCCGCCTCTCAACTCGGGATGAAGTCGTTCTTCTTCGGGTCGACGAAGTCCTCGCGGTTGACCAGGGCCTTGTCGCCATCGTCCGTCTTGTTCTTGCCGTCCTCTCCGCCCTTGTCGTCCGTGTCGGTCTTGCCGCCGGGCTCTCCGACGATCTCCCGGAACTCGATAACCTGGGCGTCGACGAACTTGTCGAGGTCGCGCCTGAGCCCCGACGCATCGACCGGAGCGAAGTCCTTCTCGAAGGCCTTATTCAGGAACTTCGAGAACTTCGCGTCACCGGCGAGCTTCGGACGGTCCTTGAGGACCTGGGCGAGCGCGTCCTTGGCCTGGACCTTGAGCATGGATTTCTCATGCCCGCCAACCCTCTCTTCGAGGGCCTTCTTCTCCTTCAGAAGAGCGGCGTTCTGCTCCTCGAGCTCGGAATACTTGCGGACCTTATAGCCCGCGCGATTCCCTTCCTCCCGGACCATGTCGATAATGGCGGGATCGGCTGACAGGTCCCGCTCCGAGAAAAGGTCCGAGGCCCGCAGTTTCGCCTCACGGATCGCCTGCCTGAGTTCTTCCGTGGTCATGTTCTCGTTCCCTCCTCTGGAACGGTCCTTCTCGGCGAACGCCTGGAGAGACGCGAGAAGCGTCGCCCCCGGGAACGCCGGTTTGTTGATCTCGGAATTGCCCAGGGCAATCCCGGTTACATCCAAAATATCCACGTCCTCGACGGGCTGCGTGCCCTCGTCGGGGGTCGCCTGTACGTCCGCCTCGATGGAGGCCACGTCGAGCTTCATGTCTTGGAACGGGGGAAAGATGTAGGCTACGGCCACTGCGGTCGCCATGTCCTTGATGCGGCGAACCGACTTGCCCACGACCTCACCGATCGGCGTCCGGCCGCTGTGCTCATTCGTCGCCGCGTGGAGGTTGAAGACGGGCGTCCCGATCTTGAGCTTGTCCGAGAGGGCCTGCACGGCCGACTTGAACCAACGCTGCACGACCTGACCGATCCCGACGAGATTCGGCTTCCACTCCCCTTCTCCGCCCACGACGAAAGCCTTAAAGACGGGCGCCGGGTTGTCGTTCTTGATCGACTGGTAGACACGCGGGGGGACCATCGACATCAGCTCACTCTCCGACATCGCAAGCATCCGCGCTGTGATTTGCCGCTTCATGACTACTTCTCCTTGGCCCTCCCGCCTTTCTTCGCGCCCGTCTCCTCGACAGCAGCCGCAGGGGCCGCCTTGAGCTTCCGGTTCTCATCGAGGTCGGAGGTCTTGAGCACGTCGACGAAGCCCTTGACGCCTGGCTTCCGCCCCCTGCCGACGGGCAGGTTGATCTCGGCCGTCGTGATCCTCACCCGCTCCCGATGTTCACGGGGCGTCGGCACCTGAAGCTCTGCGGTGGTGATCGCTTGTCTCATCGTTCAGTCCTTTGCGCCCGGCCACGCCCTCGCGCAGGCGGCGGGGCCTCATCCTCGTCGTCCTCATCCGAGTCGTCGTCTTCCGCGGCGTCCCGGTTGAAGTCTGCGAGCATCTTTGCTTCGCGCTCGCCCTTAGCCTTGAGCTCCGCCATCATGTTGATCCCGGGCACTTGCTCGAGCAGCGTCTCCTGAGAGATCGCCGAGCCCGTGTAGAGAGGCAGCCAGATGTCCCTGATCCTCGCCCAGTGATCGGCCGTGATGTAGGGAATATCGACAGTGACGAGCGCAGGGTCGAGCGTCGTCAGGCCGGACTTCTCGTTCCAGATCGCCATCGCCTTACGGATCATCTCCTGGTAGATGCCCTTCCAGATCAGCCGCTCCTTCTGGGTGGCGGCCGATACCAGCTCCGCCGTGTTCGTCGACTCGGAGGACCGAACGGAGGCGATATCCGGGAGGCCCAGGAACTGGACCGGAACGCCGGTTGTCCCAGAGATCATCTTGGCCAGGGTGATGATCTCCTCCATGAGGGACTGGGCGCCCGCCATCGACGGGCTCGCATAGGAGAAGCTTCCCGTGTGGCACAGGAACTTCTTGATCTTGTAGTTGAGCTTGTTGACCGCCTCCTGCATTTCCTGCGCCTCTTTGGCAGTGGCGCATTCGATATGGGGCACGGGGGCGGCGAACAGCCGGCAGATCTCACGCCAGTCCTTGAGCGCCTTGTCCAGGTCGTCGATCTGCGTCAGGCATTTGGCGACCTTGGGGTAGGGATCATCGTTCTTGCCGAGACGCCCCCCGAACCGGCCATAAACGAAGTTCGGCGCATCGAGGGATTGCTCACTGCTATCCTTCGTCCAGATGACCTTCTCATATTTCGCGTAGTCGCCAGCCGCCGTCTTGACCGTATAATTGAGGTCAGACCAGGCGCGATAGCGGACGACGACCTGCTCCTTGTCATCGTCCCAGAAGAGCTCGCCAAGGAAGCGGCCTTCGATCTCGGCCTCCTTGGCGAAGTCCTGGACAGCCTCCCGGTCAAGGTTGTTGGCCTCAAAGAAAGAGCTGACGAAGTCCATCTCGTTCTTTGCGCCTTCGGGATGCCTCTTATCCTTCGGGAACGGAGTAAGGCCACCGCCGGCAATAAACGCCGCCCGAAGGTCGACGATGTTCCCAGTCTGGAGTACGCCCCAATCGGCTGTCCCGCTGTACTTGGCGGACAGTTCATCGACCGCGTCGGCGTAAGACTGATAGGCGTTGCCCTTGTATTTCGTGTCGAGGTTCGTCGCCGAGGTCACGTCGTTGATGACCAAGGCCTGCATCTTGACCGTCGCGACGAGCTCATGGTTCTGGTCCATTAGCGCCTGAAGTTGCCTTCCCCTGGGCGTCCATCCGAGCATGTTCATCAGTAGAACGCCTCCTTCGATTGGCCGATGTAGACGCCTTCGCGGTTCGCATGAGTGAAGATCCCATAGCGGACGGCGTCCATCGCGTGGTCATCGAACTTCACGGGCTCGGGGAGGGTGTTCCCCTGCTTGTCCTTGCGCCAACAGTACCGGCCGACTTCCTTGATGATGTTCTCGGAGCCGGCCACGATGTGGATCTTCTTCGACTTCAAGAAGTCGATCCCGGCACGCACAGAGTCCGGCCCCTTCTGCGCGGGGATCGCGTTGATGCCCAGGCGGTAGAGCTCTTCGATCGACTTCTGCTCAGCCGAGTCCCAGTAGGATGGCTCACGCTGAGCGAAGGCCGGGTTGGCCAGAAGGCGCGAGGCGATATCCTGGTTCGTGAGACCTGCCTCATATAGAACTTCCTCGAGCCAGAACTCGTCCGCCTTGCGGTATATCTTGACAGCCGCAGACGGGTTGACGCTGTATCCGAAGTCGCCCCCGTAGAAGAACTCATCGAACTTGATCTCCGGGAGGTCGACAACATCCCATTGGTAGATCTGGCCCTGGGGCATCGCCCAGATGCCATAACGCGAGATGAGTCGGAGGGTTTCGTCCTGAATGCCATCGAGGATCTTCATGTACTCGTAGCGCAGCTCGGGGATCGGGTTGTCCTCGACCGTCGAGGTGTGGACCGTCGCCGCGGGGTCCTTATGGTCGAAGAAGCGGACTTTGAGCCACTTGGCCCGGGACTCGTCCGGGTTGAAGCTCATGATGATCTGCTTGTAGTGGGGGCCTGGTTCACGGAAACAGAGGTCGACCATCGTGAAGTCGTCCTCGGAGAACTCCGTCGCTTCCTCGATCCAGATCCCGGTGATGGCCTTGATCGACTTGATCTTTTCGGGCTCGTCTAGGCCGTCGAAGAGCACCTCGTTCAGCTTGCCGTTCTTGGCCAGGAAGGTGATGACGTGATCTGTTTTGTTGTAGGTATACTCGATCCCCTGCTCAGCCAGGAGAGTCCGGAACACCTTGACGACCGACTGCTGACAGGTCTTCCTGACCTTGCGGAGGATGAGGAATCGGTGCCCGCCTTCCTTGAGGCAGCGGATGAAGAGCTTTCTGGAGACGAACTCAGACTTCCCCGATCCGCGCCCGCCACAGAGGACGAGATACCGATGCTTGTCCTCAAGGAGCGGGAAGAAGGTGTTCGAGATGAGTAGTGCGTTCATGCCGCGGTGTCCTTCTCCTTGTGGTCGCCGTTGCCGTTCCCATTCCCGTTTCCCTTGTCGCCGTCCTTGACGTGGACGACCTTGATGATGAGCGGGTCGTTCGTCTCGACCTTGCCTGAGTGGGCCACTTCCTGGCGGTCGGTCATGCCGGTCCAGTTCTTCATGCAGAAGATCCAGCGCCCGTCACCCCAGAGGCGGAACTTGAAAGCCGTGGCATCCCTCTTGGTCTTCCACGTTTTTATGGCCCCGAAAAACTCCGAGTGTGCCTTCTCCCAGTTGAGGATCGTGTCCTCATCGACTCCCAGGTACACAGCGACGCTGGCCTTGGAGCAGCGCTCGGGAAAGTTTTCCGGGCTCATGCTCTCGGCAAACAAGAGCACCTTGGCGCACGTCTTCGCGCCCTCGTACTTCGTCGGTCTTCCGCCGTTATGCTTTTTCATGTCCCTGCGGCCATCGCGACCCCGACACGCCGGTCGGCACGATGCAGCTTGTTTATTCCGTCGAGAAGCGAGTCGGTCGGGTTATCCACTTCAAGGGTGATTGTGGCCCCTTTGTCCCCAGAACGGAGGGAAACGATCTCGACTTTCTTGATCAGAGCTTCGAAGCCGACCTTCCTCACGTCCCGCTCCTGCCGATCTCAACTTCCGTCACCCGGAGCGTCGGGTATTCGAGCCACAGGCCATAGATGAGCCTGGCAGCCTCGGCAGGATCGATAGCTCCGGACTGATTACCGCTCATGTCGGTCTTCATCTTCCCGAGATAGACATCGAGGACGCCGACTCCAGCCTTTCGAGCCTCGAACTTGAAGCTCCCCATGAACCCCCGCAGGCCCCACTTCGAGGCGCAGTAGACCGCCTCCCGGTCGTTAAAGCCCTTGCCGGCCAGCGAGTTGATGTTGATGATGAGGCCATTCCGGCGGACCTTGAACATGGGGTAAAGCGCCAGCGTCAGGCGGATCGGCGCCGTGAGGTTCGTCGCGAGCACTCGCTCGAGATCGTCGTCTATGATCTCATCCGACGGGCAGGACAGATATTCTCCGGCGTTGTTGACCAAGAGGCTGATCTCCATGTCCAAGGCCGTCCGAATGAGGCTGGAGATCGTCTGTTCGTCTCGGAGGTCGCCACAGACGGCGCGCACGTCGGTCGGGATCTCCTCGATCTCTGCTTGGAGAAAGTCGAGGCGGGAAGCGTCACGTCCGTGGATGATCACGCCGTGGCTCTTATGCGCGAAGACAAGAGCCAGCTCCCGGCCAAGGCCTTTCGTCGAGCCCGTGACGAGGACGTTCATCTCTTCCGCCCCCGCCTGGTCTGGTAGTCGTCCCGGTAGACCGTCATGGTCACGCCTCCGAGGGCCGGGGCTGGAATGACGAGATGCACAAGCCCGCAACCGCAGCAGCGCTCGAAGTACCCTTGGTGGAACTTGTAGAAGACGGGCTGACCATTGATGACCTGCATCGGCTTCTTCGTCACGCCGTCCTCCACCAGATCGGCGGGCCGTCCTTCTCGAGGCAGATGATGGCCGGGCCCCCCAGGAGGTAGGCGTCGAGCATCGCCTTCTCGGTCTCAGCGGAGTTCCGAGGGAAGAACCCGCGGACGTTCTTGAACAGACCGACCAGGCCCCGGGCGTTGAGCGGCCGGTGAGTGGGGCCATGTGTCGGGTAGTCCGAGAACCCGATGAGGATGACGGGCAGGTTCTGCTCGTCAATATCGATCTTGATCTGTTCGAACGGGCGCTCGATGAGGAAGGGCGTGATGGAGTAGCAGATGGGCCGGAGGCCCTCGATCGCCATGCCGGCGGCCATCGAGATCATCGTCTGTTCGGCTAGGCCGACGTTATACCAGCGGCCCGGGAACTTCTCCTTGAACTCCTTCATCTCCTGCTCGACGTCCGCATAGAGGAGCGTTATCCGCTCGTCCTTCTCGGCAAGCGCGACGAGGGTCTTTCCGAATTGCCGTCTCATTCGAGCTCTCCCAGGATGGCCGCCTGCTGTTCGGCGTTCGGCCATTTCGAATGCCACTCCGGACGCCGCTCCATGAACGACACGCCGCAACCCTTGACCGTCCGAGCCACGAGGAGCTTCGGCATGCCGGGCAGGGCGGTCTTCAAGCTTCGCGCCAGGGCGTCGACGTCATGGCCCTGAACGTCATCGACAAACCATCCGAGGTCGCTCGCGACACGGTGCAGCCGGTCGACGGGCAAGATCTCATGAGTGAATCCAGAGCCTTGGATATCGTTGAAGTCGACGATGACGACGAGGTTGTCGAGCTTGCGGAAGGACGCGGTGAGGAAGGACTCCCAGGTCGTCCCCTCCTGGCATTCCCCGTCCCCCATGAGGACAAAGACGCGCCCTGGTCTTCCGGTCTGCTTCCGCGCCAGGGCCATCCCAAGAGCCGTCGGCAGGCCGTGTCCTTCGCTCCCGGTCGTCGAGACGACACCCTGCGCGGGATCCCGGTGGGGATGCCCTTCGAGCTTCGGGTTGAGTCCACGCTCGCGGAGGAGAACATAAAGCGGCCAGCAAGAATGGCCCTTGCTCAGGATGAAGGCGTCTTCGTCCCTGAGCGTATGGTCAAAGAGCGCCAGCAGGATCTCGACACACGAGAAGCTGCCACCGAAATGATACCCGCCATTCGCTATCGAGAGTTTAAGCGTCTCCCGGCGGATCATCTTGGAGCGTTCGCTGAGAAGGGTCATGGCATCTCCAGGATCACGCGGCCGGCCTTGCCGGAGCGTATGACTTCAAGCGCCTCATTCACCTCATCGAGAGGGAAGCGGTGAGTGATGAGCTCGCGGAGCTTCAGCAGGCCCCGAGCATAGAGCTTTAGGTATCGGGGGATGTCCCGGTTCGGTTCGGTCCCGCCGCCCTGGCTGTCCATGAGCGTCTTCCCCTGGAAG